GAAATTTCTACGTTTTTATTAAAAAGAAGCCTGAATAATAATTTAAAAGAATCAATAGAACCTTTAGACCTATAAAATTCACCAATGTGTTTATATAAGTTTACTTTATTAGCTTCAAGCTTAGTGTCCATTCCATGACCAAGCTCTTTGCGAACCATATCAATATATGCATCAACAGCGTCATCCAAATCTTTATTTTGAATAATTGTGTTAATTACATGAGTTGGCTCTTGATCTTGATTCAGGAACTTATAATATTCCTTTAAGAATTCAATTAAAGCTTGAGAGTCACCTACTAATTGCTGAGGTATTAGTTGCTCAACACTAGGGCTTTCTATATTTGTTCTATTATCAGCCATGAGACCCTATTAATGTCTTGAGAACGTTGTATAATTAGCAGCGCCATCAGAGCCCTGCGTCGCAATAGTATCTATTTCGCCAGTTACTTCGATTGCATCTTCAGCGTCATCTACTTCAATAGCTACAAGTTGGTTAAACTTTGGAGCAATATCATTCGAATCAGCTTTAGCATATATTTTTATTACAGATGTCGAAGTAATATTTAAGCTAAGACTAATCGTTCCCTCAGATGGATTTACAGTTCCTGCATTAGCAATAATTACATTTCCAGTTGTAGCAGATACTACTTGAACTTGTCTGTCAGTAGATCCTGCAATTGCAATGTCAGTAAACGTGCCTTCGGTACCAGCATCGTCTGTGTGAAATATATTGGAACTAATAATAGATTCATCAGAATCTGAGAGATACATTAGAGCAGAAAATTTAATATTGTAAGAAGAAGTAACACCTGCAATAGGGAATATATGTTTATGCATTTTAATTCTTATTGTAGAATTTAAAATACCTTGGTCAGCGTCATCGATAAGACGCAACAACTGAGATTGTCTAAACACACCGTCAAACTTTTTTAAGGCAGTATCATTATAGTTTTGAATAACTTGATTAACCGCAGATTCTAATTGTGTTTTAGTTCTAGAAGTATTATGCGAATCGTACTTAAAAAATGCTTCAATATTTAAATAAGTATAATCTGGATCTACAACTTCTGCAGTAACTGATCCAACATTTTTATCTTTCAAAAAGCGAGCGATTGACGATTTTGTAGAGTCTGTTAGCAATTCTGCGTCATTAGGTTTAATAGAAATATAAACTTTTCCATATACTGGAGGTACCGCAGTTTCTCCGCCCCAAACAGATATATCTTCTATGTAATCAAAATTTGCAAGTAAAATTGATCTATAATCTTGTGAAGTTACAGCTCTATCTTGTGCAGCAAACAACTTAGGAGCATTAAACTTAATCGAATCAATTGTCTCTTTTTCGGCCCCAGTTAAGGTTTTTTCAAAGCCATCACTATTTACAACTAAGATAGAAGTAAATCCTCCAATTGAAGAATTTGCCGTAAACGTTTTAGCGCCGTTTCCTTCTATACCATTTGTAGAAATATATGTTAGCTCCACAACTTGGCCTGTCGAAGGTTGATAACCTAATACTCCATCTCCAAAATAAAACTCATATTGGTTATTACCATTTTCTTGTAAATAATAAATTTTTGATTCATTATTTACATTTAGAATATTATCGTAATGAGTATAGGAAACATAGTCACTTGAGGTTAATGAATCTCTAACTCGCACAACCATAGTAGAAGTATCAATATTAGGATCTGCTATTCTAAACTTTTGAAATTGTTCTTTATTATCTACTCGGTACGTTAAGTTAACAAGCTTACCTTCGTAAGCTTGAATTTGATTAAAGACATATTGGTTGTTAAATTGACTTTTATTAGCGTTAAATGCAGCATTAGTCACAAATGTATAAGTACTAGATCCGATTTGTCCTGTAAAATTATATCCCTTTGGTATAGAAATAGTAGCAGGAGATTCCGAGTCTCCAGTTACAGTAACATTTAATTTCGCAGCAGCAGCAGATCTAGATCTTGGTGTATAACCTAAGTTTTTAGCGTGGGACACCGCGTTAGATCTTATTTGTGCAGAATCTAAAAATGCTTCATTCATTGTCATATGTGCTAAAAGCGCATTATACTGAGTGTTATAAGAAAGAACATCTAATAGAACATTCATCCCTGCGCCATCAAAATCATAGTCATTAAATTTTTCTTGAGAACTTAAAAAAACTTTTAGATTAGTTTTAATCTGATCGAAATCAAGTTCGGTTACGTTCTTAATTTGTGCCATTTATCTAGTTCTCTCTAAAAATAATTCAACATCAATTTGTTGTTGTGTTGATACTAAGATGCATGATACTGAAACAAATAGCGCATTAGCGTCAGTGTTATCTTCAACTTTAACATCAGCTGTAATTACGCGAGGTTCATATAGTCCTAGTGCGTCTTTAATTTCGTCTTCTAAAAATGATAATGTAATAGGATCTGGTTGCTCAAAAAGATAACCAGTAATATTACAGCCAAAGTTTGGCTGAAATGGTCTCTCACCTTTATTCGTTAATAATATAGTGCGAATAGAATTTTTGATCGCAGCAATATCTTTTAATGGTACAACATCACCAAAATTGGGATGAGGCTTAAAACGTAAATCTAAATCAGTATATGGCTTTACTCGGGCCATAACTTTAGCAGTTACCCCGACTCTAGATGGATTTGCGTCTGATAGAATTTCTGTACTCATGCTATTATTTATACCTTATCCACCGATGTTTACGCTACCAACGCCATTAGCTCCGCTACTTCCACAAGAAATAGCATCACCATTTCTGTGAGCTGGTTGACCATTTACATTTACTGTTCCAGAACCTGCTGAAGCAGAAGCACCATGCGGTGGTGAATTTGGACAAGCATGTGCGGCATATGCGTCGCCTTGCCTTACCACTGGTTTTCCTCCAGCATTTACATCTCCACTAAAACTAGATGGTGGTCTTGGTGGAGCTCCACATGGATCACCGGTTGAAGCAGAACCTTGAACAACTACAGCAGGCATTATAATCTCCTTTAGCTAGTCATAACGTTAATTAACCATTGAGGAGCATTAGCAGAACGACCACCCGATCCCCAATACGTAGCAGAACCAGCTGGAACTGTATTGCCAGCTGAAATATCTAAGTGAACACCTACGTTACCCATATAACCTACACCGGCTCCAATGGCTGTAGCCCCCGCGTTTTTAGCTTGTTGACACCAATCGCGAAGTTCTTGGGATTGAACATTTAATCTTTTACCTTCTGACGTGAATAGATGAACATCAGCCGCGAAGCCATTTAGGTGTCTATCAGAACCAGTTCTTCTTTGTGGAGTCATACCACCTGAGAATATTTCCGCAGATAATCCACTGTTTTTACAAGCTTGAATAATAATCTGCTCAAGCTGAGTAACAATTTCTTTATTTCTTGTTGCATGAGCATTTGTGTATTTTACAGTTGTCCCAGCACCGTCTTGGTAAATAATCTTACCATCAATAGCTGGGTTTGTAGTATCAGAAGTAATGTTTTGAAGATTTTGACCTGAGTAGCCAGAGATTCCAGCTCTACCGACATTTTGAAGATTCAGAACTTGTTGAGAATATGCAGCAGTTCCATCTGGACTAATCACAGAATATTTTGGTGTTGGGAAACTAATGTCAGTATCAGCTTCATCGATTTGTACTTCAAATGGCGTACGCTCAAGAGCGTCAAATCCAACCTTTGGAAGATTGTTTGGTGAAGTTGGATCTGGAATTATTGGATCATCTGGCGCTTCAGGAGCTTCGTCTGGAGAGAATGCAGAACCAGGAGACATTGTACCACCTGGATTTAATTCGAGTTGAGATGATTTAATATTTGTAGTTCCAGAAGAACCAATATTAGATGTTCCACCTGCGATATTCATAGTTCCATCAGCATCTAAATTCATAGTTGGAGAAGCTAAACTCATTTCGGCGTCAGCATCTATTTGCATAGTTGCGGTTACAATGTTTATTTCGGATCCAGCTGAAACATCTAAAGAAGAGCCAAAATTCATATAGCCCGAAGTAACAGCATCTAAAGTTAAGGCATCAGTTCCAAGGTCTATTGTTTCTTGACCCATCGCAGTAAATGCTACAGTATGCAAATCAAGTGAAGCCGTTGCATCAGCTCTAATAGTGTCTGTAGTCAATTGATATGTTGGAACTTGAGTAACCATAGTTGCTGACATATCGGTAATCATATTAGTACCAACAATTGATAAATCTTCTTGAAGGTCAATAGTCATTGATGGAGCAGTAATTGAGAATGGACCATCAGATCTAAAGTCAATTTTACCCGCAGAGTCAACAGTCAAGTTACCAGTTGTTTTTACATTGATGTTGCCTCTTGTCTGTAAGATAGTGGATCCCGTAACATATCCATAATGCGATCCAGATACACGAGAAGTCAAATTTCCTTTTGTGTCAATATATGAATTACCGCCAACTGAAGATGTCATATTACCTTGAACTGTGGTAGACATATTTCCACCAACGTTAATAGTAGCATCTCCGGATACTGTAACAATCCATTGTGTCATAGCATCATATCGTTCCTTTGAACGAGTGCGCATTGATGTATCTGGTCTTAATTCAATAAAAGCGCCTGTTCGGTGCTGGATATTAATACGTTCTGCACCAGGAGTATCATCAAATTCTACAATGTGACCTGATTCACTTAAACGGACTTTGTTGTATGGATATTGAGGTGCATAAGCGTCTTCTGGTTCTCCCACACCAACTGGCCGAACTCTTTCAGAATCTAGACCTAATGCTCTATTACCAGCGTCTGTACCAGCTTCTCTTGGAAAAACTCCGTATGGATCATTGAAACCAGTAGTTGGTTCAGCACCTTCGGCATTAGTACCCATAATAGTACCAATAATAACTGGGTCTTGAGCATCACTACCATCACGAAAGAATCCCATAACCCATGAACCTTCAACAAGGCCATGAGTACCTTCACCAACGCCCGAAGTACCAGACGAAGTTGTAGGCATAAGAACCGAAGCCCAAGGAAGTTCAGCAGTTGGAAGAGCTCTTTTGTTTTCAGTGTGCCAGCCAAAGCAACGTACTTTCACGCGATTAATTACTAATGGATCATGGCGATCTTCGACTACACCAGTAAACCAGTTAAAATCAGTAGACTTAAACCCATCTTTATTATTAAACATAGCCATTAATTATATCCTGTTAATTCTGTCACTGTACCAACTCTAAAGCCTTCAACTCTTTCCATAGCGTCAAGAACTCTTTCTTGCTCAGCGCCATTCAAATCTTTCATTTTAGCGTCAGGGCCACCGCGGTCAGCTGGAACTGCTGCTGCCGAAATAACTTGCCTTGCATATGACTGAGTATTATTTTCAAATGCAGGGGCATATCTAGCAATAGCGGCAGAAATTGGTTTATCCTTATAACTGGATGTAGTAAACAGCAGGTCTGCTTTTGCCTGTCTTCCAGCTGCGTATGATGGCATAATTGCAAATCTAGGATCTCCACCAAGAGAACCGCGGGCTTGCATAAATCCACCTTCTTCAATATTTCCTGGATTATGATTTCTCCAGTTTCTTGCGCCTTGACGTCTTACAACACGACCATCAGCTAATCTTACAATATTATATCCTGGTCCAAAATCTATAACTTCAGTAATTACTGAAGCTGGATCATCTGGAACTACTGTACCTTGAACAGCTTGAGAAGTAGATGGAGCTTCGCCAGAATCAATATCACCCGCACTAAAATCTTGGCCTGATGCGGATCCAGTTTCGTCACCAGCAACAGAGGCTGGAGATTGACCATTTGCTTCAGCTTGTCTTTGCGCCGTATCACCAGTCACAGCAGCTGAATTTGCCACTGCGGCCGCTAATGCTGGATCAACTTCACCAGGACCATAACCTGGAACAACTTCAGTAGCAATAGGTCCTTGTTGCTGAAGTCCACCAGCGCCACCGTCTGGATTCTGTCCAATTACATTAGTTATTTGTGGTCGAACATCAAATGCTTCATCTCCATAACGAACATCTGCTACACCTTCAACTGGTCTATATTGCAAGTCACCTCTGTCAATGCCATCCCGAGCTAGTTTAAGACGTGTATAATAACCGGTATTATCAAATGTATGAATTGAAGATACAATCAAATAACGACCAGAAAGCATTTCATCTCGGTCGCCTTTTTCAGATCCGGATCTTGGAATTATCATTCCTATCTGACGACCTGGAAGCAATCTTGGATCACCGTGAATTTTAACTATATGCTCAATTTGGCCAAGATTAGAAATGATTGCTCTTTTCTTTGCGCCAATATATGGCATATGAGCATGAATATTTACTTCATCTTTATCAGACATTGCCTGCATATTTACTGCGTAAAATAAGTTATGTGCATCGGGCGAGTTTGTATAATCAATGCCTGATATACTAAAATCTGGATGCATAACAAGATCTTTATCCATTGTCTGGATGTCGTCTCTCATTGCATTAAAATCTTGAAGCTGATAAGACTTAGAAGTCCAATCTAAAATATGTGTGCGAGTCGTATATGAACCATCACGAAAACCTTTGTATGGAGAGAACCCAAGGTTAGATGAAATTTCTAATATACGCAATCTTTGTTCTTCAAAAGATGCTTCTGTCATAGCATCAGCTCTTAAGAAGAACGATTGTGTATAATTATCAGCTTCTTCAGTTGAAATCATATTGTTATACGAATTCAAAACTGAGTTGCCACCAATAAAAGTTTCATAGCAAAAGAAAGGAGAACCATTTGGAGCAGCTGTCTTCGACAGAATTTGCATAATAGCTTCTGAGTATGTTTGTTTAGTTGGAATATAAGTCATTACACCTGTTGATGAACTATCACCAACTAGAAGCTTAAATGAATTATTATCTGGTCTTAAAAAGTCATTATAATCAGCAAGTGTTTTATTTAAATCATCAACACCGCATTCTTCATATAACCTTTTCAGAATATCTGAAGGTGGACCTTTCATTACATGTTGAACTCGTCTCATTTTAGAAACAAGTCCAAATGCTGAAACACAGCGCAATGTATATGCTTGAACGTCTGGTTTAGGCCTTGCAAATAACGGTATATCAATAATATACCAATCTGATTGCATATCTTCTGCTTGACCTTGACCATCTAACTGTTTGCGAAGAACTACAGATAATTTTTCGTTACCGGTAATATTCAATTCTTCGAATAAGTTGACGCCATCAACGATTCTAAATTCTCCAACCATAGCTTGTTGGAAAATAGATTCGGTGACTTCGAATGTATCTACAAGTTGAGTAATATCTCTTTCTTCACCCGTCGCCGAATAGATTTTAATTTCCATTCGAAACGCACCGGGATTACCTACACCTGTAGAATTAGTAGGATGTAAACCTGATTGCTTCATTGATTAATTAACTTCTTATAAGCCCTAGCAAAATCTTCAACAAATCCTTTTTTTAATACTTTGATTTGTTGCTTTGAATCATTAAGTCTTTCTTCATATTCTCGATAAGTAACTTCAAATACCTCGGTTTCACCTTTAGAATAAAGTGTTCTTGGGATTTCCATTCCGTCGATGTCTTCATAATGATGGGCAGCATTTATTTGGTCCTCAACTGAAAAATCATAGACAACAGTTCTAACCCATCTACCACCAGATGTTTGACCATTAATCTGAGTATCATTGCTAAAGTTACCAGTTGCGTTTGTAATTTCAAGACGATTCATGAATGTATCAATTTCTGAAATAGTAGCAGTGTGGCCAGAGTTATTACCAACAATCTGCTCTCCGACAACCCATTCCTGATCAAGCACAAAATGATTTATACCTGTCATACCAGATTCTCTATATCCAGTTATAAAAGTTTTTGTATACTTTTGTGCAATTATTTCTTGAAGCTCATTATATTCTTTCGGCCATGCGTGCAAACCTTCATATAAATGCTCATTAATAATAAATAAAGTCCAGTAATATTCTGGAGTATCATAAAACATTTGAGAAATCTGATCAGGTCTTTCATTCTCTTGAATTTCATATAACGTATAAGCCATTGCATCATCAATTTGAATATCGGCTCGAATATTACGAAAAATATCAACAACTAAAGTTCTTGAATTTGGATCGTCTTGAAAATTGTATGACGTTAATGGAAAGTTTTTAAAATAATGAGGCATTATAATAATCCTCTAATATCTGCTTGTGTAAGAACACGAGTCTCTTGAAATGTAAGCGAAATATCAACTTCTGTTGGAGCATCATCTCTATGATGTAAATGGCCGGAACCATTGAATGAAGTTTGAAAGTTTGTCAAATAGCTTTCATAAATTTTTGGATAATATGGATTTTCGTTTGCTAAACCATTCTTAAAATGAATCTTCCACTTAGCAGGGTAACTTAATAGATAACCTTGGCCAGCGGTGTCAGCATACATAAGTTCTCTGAAGAAATTTTGAATATTTTTAATATCTGCTGATTCTGATTGATTGTCTGGAACCAATTTAAAATTAAATACAAAAGAGCGGATGTTCATGTTTTGGAAAGCTGTAGTAGTATTAGGATTAATTGCAATAGATTTTGATTGTTGGTAAATATCACTAACTCTATCTGCACCAGGAACCATTGCGGCGTTTTGAATCATCTTGCCTGCCATAATAGTTCTTAAATCTGCATTTTCATTTGCAGCTGCAGTAGCACTATCTAAAACAGACTTTACTGCGTCTTGGTTGATTCCACCAGAAATTCCTGCAGCAATATCAGCACCAAGTGGACCCATATCAAATGTAGAGTAACCAGCACCATCTGCAAAAGAAACACCGGGTGGCATATACAAAGCACAATGGCCAATGGATCCACCATCTTTATCGTAAGCAGTAAATGTGACAAAGCCAGATTTACTAGTGTATAGATTACTTGGAAATATTAAAGGAGCTCTAAATGCCATTCCAACCTCAGTTATAAATATTGTTGAATGTAGTTATGATTATTTATAAGGCAAAATGGCAAAGACTTACAAAGGCAAATACACAATTAAAAAGCCTAAGAAATATCTAGGAGATCCAACAAAGGTAACTTATAGATCTCTTTGGGAACGTCAGGCTTTTAGATGGTGTGAAGGACGCGATGACATAGTTGGTTGGTCGTCCGAAGAAGTTGTAGTACCATATGTGTGTCCTACAGATAAAAGAGCTCATCGATATTTTATTGATCTTAAGATAAAATTTTCAAATGGAAGAATTGTTTTGGTTGAAATTAAACCAAAGAGACAAACAGTGCCTCCTCAAAAACCTAAGCGTCAGACTAAAAAGTATTTGACTGAGGTAATGACCTATGTCAAAAATGAAGCAAAATGGAAAGCCGCAAGCAAATACGCAAAAGATCGTGGTTATCATTTCGAAATCTGGACTGAAGACACTATGAAGCAATTAGGTATCAAACTCCTGACTGGATAATATAAATAGTATTATCAAACTAAAAAGTAGGAATTATGGCCGAATCATTTTTCACAGACCTCGCTGCAAGAGCTTTTCGTGCTGGTGTTACACCTCGCACCGATCAGTCACGTCAGTGGTTTCGTAATGAAGTGAAAAATATAAAAGTGAATAGAAGATCACTACTTAAAGATCCATCTCTTGAAAAAAGAAATAAAGCTCGAATTGGATCTATGTACATGTACTTCTATGATCCAAAACATAGAGAAACATTACCGTATTACGACGTGTTCCCATTAACCATTATGGTTGAACCAGTTCCAGGTGGTTTCTATGGATTAAATCTTCATTATCTTCCATTAGCTTTAAGAGCAAAATTGTTCGATCAATTGGTTGATCTGACTAACAATAAGAAATATGACGAATCAACTCGATTCAAATTAAGATATGACTTATTGAAATCAGCATCAAAGCTAAGACTTTTCAAACCATGCTTCAAACATTATCTCTATTCTCAAATTGAAGGTCGTGTCGCGATGGTTGAAGCTCCTGTGTGGGAAATGGCTTTATTTCTACCAACAGAGCAATTTAGAAAATCTACAAAGAGTGCTGTTTGGAAAGATTCCAGACAAGCTATAAGAGGATAACCCATGCCGTTTCAGAATCCAATTGATGATATGAAAGCAATTGTTGGTAATCAGGGCGGATTCGCTCGTACCAATTTCTTTGCGGTTACCTTTAATGGACCGGCATCTATTTCTCCAGATCCAGTAGTTGTAAATGCTCTTTGTGAATCAGCGCAGCTGCCAGGTCGTTCAATTTCTACGTTTGAACATGGAATGACAAAGCACGCAATCAAAAGACCATATGGTTATATTAATGACGATGTGACATTGACTTTCTATGTTACTAACGATTTTTATATTAAGAAACTTTGGGAAGCCTGGCTGAATTCTGTAGTGAATGATGTAGGTGATAAAGTTGGCTATAGAGATGACTATGCTCAAGACGTAGTTATTTCAGTGCTTAATTTAAATCATAATGAAATCCATCAGGTAACTTTAACAAAAGCTTATCCAATTACAATTAATGCTATTGAATTAAACAATGGTTCTGAAAACGAACTAATGAGATTAACAGTAACTTTGACTTATGAAGATTACACTACTAAGTCAAATAACTTTGAAACAATCTCTTCAATTCCAGATTTTAATTCGGCATTAACAATTCCAGCTGGTGGTATTTCTTCTTTGCCGTTTAGTCCTTTTGGTGATATTTCAAATCAATTGAACTTTACATCTCTTGACGATTTGAAAGACGCTTTACAAGGTTCATTAAATGGCGCATTAGATTCTATTCAAAATAATATTACAGGATCTATTAAAGAAGTTATTACCTCAGTAACAAGACCAATCACATCAGCAATCAATACTGTTACAAACTCGATTACTGGTGGATTTAATCAAATCGTTGGTACTCTTTCTGGCGGTGTAAATGGTATAATAAATAATGTTACAGGATCTATCACCAGCACGATTGGTGGTATATTAAACAACCCAGCATCTCAAATTGCTGGAAAAATAACAAGTGGCATTAATAGTGTGACTAATAGAATTTCGTCCGGTATACGCGGACTATTTGGATAATATAATAGGAGTATATAATGGCTTTACCAAGAATTGATTCACCAAAATATGAGCTAAGAATTCCGAGCAATGGTGAAGTAGTAGAATATAGACCATACCTTGTGAAGGAAGAAAAAATCCTCATGATGGCTATGGAAACAAAAGATCAGCAACAAATGATTCGTGCTTTACGCGATGTGATTGCTGGTTGTACTGAAGGCAAGGTTCAAGTTGACACCCTTGCTATGTTTGATTTAGAATATGTCTTCCTTAAGATCCGCGGTAAATCCGTTGGTGAAACTACTAAGGTTGGTTTGAAATGTTCTGAGTGTAAACATAAAAACGAAGTACAAATTAACCTTGACGAAGTTGAAGTTCAAGGCGAAGTAAAGAAAAGCGCTAAAGTTGCTTTGACCGATAAGGTTGGTGTAGTACTCAAGTACCCAACAGTAAAGGGAATTCAAAAGCAACTTGGCAAACAGGGTGGATCAGATTCCGAAGTAACGATGGCAGCAGTAGCAAGTGCTATTGAATCTATTTACGACGAAAACGATGTTTACTCTACTGACGATGAAAAAGCTGAAGATGTGGTTAAC